CAGCCTTCCGACGCACGCGACCCCGCCGCGGACGCACGCATCGAGTACGAAGCTGCTCAGAAGAGGGCCGAGGACGCTCGAGCTGCGTGGGAGCACATCGGTTCGCCGTTCACGACGTTCGGCCACAACGACATCGAGTACCCGCACCCGATGTACAAGGTGATGGTCGACGCCGAGAAGCACGCGGCGTCGCTCCGCAAGGAGCTGTCGGCGAAGAAGGCGGCGCCCGGACGTCCCGTCGGATCGGAGTCTGCTCCTGACCGCAAGGGCGTGTCAGCAAGGCCGGCTCCTCTGAGGGCGGTGTCTTGAGGATCGACGTCAGGGACAGGCTCGAGGAGGCAGCGGCTGAGTCTGAGCGTGTCAACGGCCAGGGCGTCATCCTGATCTCGAAAGAGCTCGCAGACGAGGTGGTCGCGGAGGGGGTGCCTGCCGGCGTGTCGGTCATGGGGCTCGAGCGGCTGAAGCCGGGGGTGTACGAGCTTCACCTCCGCCGCGACTCGTGACGTCCTGCGCGACGTGCGGCGGCGAGCTCCCGCCGCGCCGGCGGAAGTATTGCTCTGACGAGTGCAAGGTTTCCGGCCGCAAAAACCTTGCAGTCCCGGTGTGGGAGTCGCCGGCGATCTTCGTGCCGCCGTACGCGAAGGGGACGCGCGCGAACGAGGTCGCGTGGTTCGCCGCGACGCATCTCGTCCAGTCGGTCGACGTCTTCGCCGGCGAGCCGCTGATCCTCGAGCGATGGCAGCTCAGGTTCCTGTCGGAGGCGCTCGCCCAGGACGCTGACGGCACGCCGTACTGGGACACCGTCGTGCTCGTGGTGAGTCGCAAGAACGGGAAGACGGCGCTGCTCGCTGCCTACTCGCTCTTCCAGTTGTTCGACGAGGGGTCACCGGAGATCCTGATGGCGGCGTCGTCGGACAAGCAGGCCGGCCGTCTCTTCGACGCCGACTTGGCGTACGTCAACCGGAGCCCGTGGCTCTCCGAGCAGTTGCACCAGCGGTCGTACATCGGCGAGATCGCTCGCGTCGATGGACTCGGGAAGATCGTCCGGATGGCGTCGGACCCGAAGTCGGCGCATGGCTACAACCCGTCGCTGGTGATCTGCGACGAGCTCCACGCGTGGATCACGCCGACGCTGAAGAAGGCGTGGGCTGCGTTCATCACGGGCGGCGGCGCCCGTCAGAACACGCAGATCTTCGCGATCACGACCGCCGGCGAGGCGCTCGAGCGAGAGCACGGGATCCTGGGTCGGCTGATCGACGGGAACGAGCAGCGCGGCGAGTGCGAGCGCGAGCCGGGGCTGACGATCTCGAGGAACCACGTCGCGCGGACGCTGGTCTACAACTACTCGGCGCCGACGACCGACCCGTTCGACCTGGATGCGATCAAGCTCGCGAACCCTGCGTCGTGGATCACGCTCGACTACCTGAAGAAGCAGTCTGAGTCGCCTGAGCTCTCCGAGGCTGAGTTCCTGCAGTTGCACGGGTGCGTGTGGGCGGAGGGTGAGGATCAGTGGATCAAGGAGGACGCGTGGAACGACCTCCTCGAGGAGGGCGTCGAGATCCCCGCCGGCTCGGACATCTACGTCGGCGTTGACGCGTCGATCTCGGAGGACTGCACTGCGGTCGCGTGGGCGTGGGCGCGGCCGGATGGGACGGTGGTGATCGACGCGCACGTCTGGTCGGCGCGTAACGACGTGGCGTACGACACGCTCGTCAAGGACGGCGACATCGACCCGAAGCTCGTCGAGGACTACATCGCCGATGTGCTTGCCGCGAAGTTCCGCGTGCGCGAGGTCGTCTACGACCCGGCGCTATTTACCAGATCTGCTAAGGAGCTGGGGAAGCGCTTCGTGGTGGCGCCGATCTCGCAGCAGTCGGCGAACATGGCCGAGGCGTACCAGGGATGGTTCTCGGCGGTGTACTCGTCGCAGCGTCTGGCGCACGCCGGCGGTGACACGTTGCGCCGGCATGTCACGAACGCGATCGCGGAGATGACCGACCGTGGGTGGCGGGTGCGGAAGTCGAAGCAGAACAAGAAGATCGACGCGCTCGTCGCCGGCGTGATGGCGCACTGGCGCGCGGCGGTGCATGGGCCGAAGCCTTCTGTGTATGAGCGGCGCGGTGTGCTCGAGTTCGCCTGGGAGGAAGACGACGATGACGAGATCTGATTCCCGACGAGGCCGATAGGCGCTGGTAGATGCTTCGCTCTGCCCTCACGACCGCTGCGTTCTTCCTCGGTCTCGCGCTGGTGGTCGTCGGCATCGGGATGGTCTCGGTGCCGGTCGCTGTTGTCACCGCAGGCCTCGAGCTCGTTGCGGTGGGCGTCGGCTACGCGAGGGGCGCTGACATCGAGTGACGCTCGTGGGCCGCATCGTTTCAGGTCTGGGTGGTGCGCGTGGCGTGTCGCTCGCGAACCCGTCGGACGCTTTGAAGTCGGCGTTCACCGGCGGCGCGGACACCTACTCGGGAAAGAAGGTCTCCGTCGAGTCTGCTCTGACGCTGATCCCGGTGTGGTCTGCTTCGTCGCTGGTGGCGTCGGCGGTAGGCGGCGTTCCGCTCCAGGTGAAGAACAGCGCCGGCGATCTCGCCGAGAGCTCGCGCCAGTGGAGGATCCTCGCGGAGGAGCCGAACGACGAGATGGCCGCTGACGAGCTGTGGGAGCTCGTCGCGCATCACCTCCTGATGTGGGGCAACTCGTTCCTGCTGAAGGACAAGGACTCGCTCGGGATCACGCAGATGCTGTGGCCGATCCGGCCGGCGCGGATGACGGTCGGCCGTGACACGGTCGCCGGCCGCGGCCGGCGCTACTTCCAGGTCGACGGTCTCGCGAAGAAGTACACCGAGGACGACTTCATCCACATCCGCGGCCTGAGCTCGGACGGCCTGATCGGCTACTCGCCGATCCAGCAGGCGCGCCAGCAGCTCGGCAACATGCTCGCGCAGGACGAGTTCCAGGGGCGCTTCTGGGCGAACGGCACGTTCCTCGGAGCCGCGCTGATCCATCCAGGCGAGATGTCGGACGGAGCGCAGCAGCGGCTGAAGAAGCAGCTTCGGTCGAAGAGGGGTGTTGCCGAGGCGAACGGGATCCTCGTGTTCGAGGAGGACATGAAGCTCGAGTCGCTGGGGATGCCGCTGCGGGACGCGGAGTTCGTGGCGCAGCAGAAGCTGTCGCGGCTCGCGATCGCCGAGCTCTTCGGTCTGGTGCCTCCGCATCGGTGGGGGTCGGAGGACACGAACCTGACGTATGCGAACGTCGGCGTGGCCGGCTCCGAGTTCGTCCGGTGGACGGGGCGGAAGTGGTGGAAGCGGATCGAGAAGTCGCTGCAGCGCGACGTGGGCTTGTTCCCGAAGGCCGGCCCGACGCTGAAGGTGTCGTTCGACACGTCCGATCTCGAGCGTGGCGACATGAAGGCCCGCTTCGAGGCGTACAAGCTTGGCGTCGAGGCGCACATCCTGACGCCGAACGAGGCTCGCGCCGAGGAGGGACGACCTCCTCTCGACGGCGGCGACGAGTTCCCTGAGATCAAGCCGTCGCCGGCTCCGCCCGCCAAGGAGTAGCGAGCCGATAGGCGCTGGTGAATGCCAGCGCTGTCTGACCTCAGGATCCCGTCCGTCGAACGGCGAACGCTCGAGTTCGAGGACTTCGACCTTCGTGAGGAGGGCGGCGAGCTCCGCTTCGACGGCATCGCGGCCGTCACGGGGAAGTGGACGGAACTGTTCCCCGGCATGCGCGAGCGCATCGCGAAGGGAGCGTTCCGCAAGGCGCTCTCTGGCTCGCATGACGTTCGTCTGCTCGTCGATCACGACTCGTCGAAGGTCCTGGCGCGCTCCACGAAGAAGGACGGGCCCGGTTCCCTGAAGCTGAACGAGGAGGCTCGCGGCCTCCGCGCGCGCGCCGTGTTCTCGGACACGACGGTGGCGCGCGACACCGCGACGCTGCTCCGCGACGAGGTCGTCAACCAGATGTCGTTCGCGTGGCCGTACGGGGCGACGCGCGACACGATCGAGGAGACCGAGGCCGGCGACCTCGAGCGCACCATCAATGAGTTCAAGGAGCTTCGGGACGTCAGCGTTGTGACGTACCCGGCGTATCCGACCACGTCCGCGTCGATGCGCTCGCTGGAGTACGGCGCCGACCTGGACGTCGAAGAGTTGCGTCGGCTCGCGACCGACGTTCACAACGGTCACGTCGTCGTGACCGACGAGGAGCGGCGTCTCATCGACGAGGCGTTCGCTGCTCGGGAGCTGTTGTCCCCCTGGATGGAGGAGCTTGCGCGCCGGGTCATCGGCAGCACTGACGCGCGCACGGCCGACCAGGGTGCCGAGGACGACGACTCCGCGGAAGCCGCCGTGGGTGGCCCGACGCTCGTGTCGGCCGCAGCTCGGAAGAGGCGCCTGTCCCTGAGAAGCAAGCAACTGCCGGGAGGCACTCTCTGATGAGCACCATCTCCAAGATCAACGATCTGCGCGTCAAGCGCGCAGCGGCTTTCGAGGCCATGAAGACGGTCCTCGAGCGCTCGGACGCCGACGGGAACCTGTCGGCCGAGGACGCCGCCGAGTACGACGCGCGCGAGCGCGAGTTCGACACCCTCACCGAGACGATCGGTCGCCACGAGCGGGTCGCCGGCCTCGAGCCGACCCTGCGGACGGCGGACATCACGGGCGAGGAAGGCCGCGACATCGCGGACGAGCTCGACCGGCGTCGCCAGGAGCGGACGACCGGCTCGGACGAGTACCGCGACGCGTTCGAGACGTACGTCCGGCACGGCCGGACGGAGCTCAACGGGGAGCAGCGTGCCGCTCTCCAGGTCGGCACGGACAGCGAGGGCGGCTACACCGTCGCCGACGCGTGGGTCCATCAGCTCA